GCCCGACATTGCTTGGTTTGGAATTGACCAAACTGAAGGAACAAGAAAAACAGATCATCATCAACCGGGATAAAAAACTGCTTGAGGCGCAAGTTGCCAAGCGAATCCTTGATGATGAAACTGAGCGAGTGCGTCAGCAGGGATATATGCAGGGACTAATTAAGCTGTCTGAAGATACACAAAGACGTCAGCTTGATACTGCCAAGGCGATGCTGGATGTTCAGCTCAAGGAAATCGATTACGCAACTGAACTTCTCAACATCGAGATTGAGCAGAACATGGCTTTGAGCGACAACGCCAAAGCATTGGCAAAACAAACAACGGATTATCAGGCGAGTATTGCCAAGCTACAGAAACAGCTTGATGCTTTGCCCGAATACATACAACCTTTGCCAGATCAAGAATTGAGTGCAGAGGCAGAGGCAAACAACCGCAGAATTGATGCCATCAAAAAACAGATGGAATTTGAAACTGCTCGACATAATTTGCGGATGGATCAGCTTAACAAAGAGCGAACATTTGAATATGGATTTGAGCGTGCCGTAAATCAAATCCTTGACAACGGAACAAATGCCGCACGAATTGCCAGCGATATGGTCAACAGCGTGTTTGGCAACATGGAAAGCGCATTAGAAAATTTTGTAAAAACAGGCAAATTCAGTTTTTCTGATTTCACAAGAAGCGTCATCCGGGATTTGATTGCAATCCAGATGAAAGCACAAGCTGTACAGATGCTCCGATCTGTCGGCGGTGTCGGCGGGTTGCTTGGTAGTATTTCATCCGGGTTCAATAGTGTGTTTGGATTCAAAAATGAAGCCGGTTTCACAGAGGTTGCTGGTTCTTTAGGATTTGCCAATGGTGGTGATCCCCCTGTTGGACAAGCAAGTCTTGTTGGGGAGCGAGGTCCAGAATTATTTGTACCCAAAACGGCTGGCACAGTTATTCCTAATCATTCTTTGATGGGGATGCTAGGCAACAACAGCGGCCAAACAATCAATTACAACGGCCCATTCATTCAAAACATGAGTGCGATTGATACGCAATCCGGGATTCAATTCTTGTCGCGCAACAAACAAGCTGTGTGGGCGGCAAATCAATCAGCACAGCGTTCATTACCCGTGAGCAAGTGAAATGAGCCTTCAAACAATACTTTCAATTTGCGAGTCTGTTGGGATCAATGACCAAAGATTTGTTGGTCAAACTATCAGCCGCAACCAAAAAATTACTACTTCAGAAATTCTGACTGTTGTGCCATTTGCTTTTGAAATGAAGCCAATGGACTATCTGATGTATTCAAAAAACCGGACAACTTTAAACAGCTTGCGAATCCCGGACAAATCATTAGTTCAATATCTGAATTTTGGATCAACTGGCTGGCTTAACTATGTAGCATATCAAGGTGATATGACGGCGGCACAAATTGCCGCTTGTCAGTGGCAAACATCAAGCGCAAACAAAACATTAGTTTTGGGGTCTTTGCCATCGATTGCCGAGACAAAATACATTTTCAAAATTGGCGATTTCGTTCAAGTAGGTTTGTATTCATACATTGTCACGGCTAATGTTCAAAGAGGTGCTGGAACAACTGTTAATGTACCTGTACATCGCAATCTGATCGCGTCTTTTGCATCTCCGATTGCCTGTGTCGCTGGTCAATACGGAACTACAGTAAGCATGGGCGGCACTTCATACACTGGCGTGACATTTCCTGTAGTGTTGCGGGAATATCCCACATACACGCTTGTGCCAATCACGAACGATTCATTCATTCAATGGAATGGCACGTTCAAAGCGTTTGAGATTGTGCTATGAAAATAATTGCGCCTGTTGACGGAACAAGCAATATCCGTATTGCCGATTTTGTTCGCGTGAACACAGGATCAAACATATACAGATTCACCACTGCGCCCAACAACATCACAGTCACTGCTGTTGATGCAAACCCCTTCAATGCCGTTGGGACATTGATAAAGGTTGGGAATGTTCAACGAGACATTAAAAGTACCGCCAATGAAACGACTGTTACTCTTGTGGGTATTGATACCAGTATGCTTGGCTGGGTGCTTAGTCAAAATGTCAAAGGTAGTGCAATTCAGATGTGGCATGGATTCTTCAATACTGAAGGCGCACTCATAACCAGTGGCGGTTCTGGCGGTTTGTATCAATTCTTTGATGGCATCATCACATCTTTCAACATCTCAGAACAATGGATGGAGGAAGTCAGAATGTATGTTGGCACAATCACTGTTGCCGCATCATCCATTCAGTTGATATTGCAAAACAGAATTGCTGGCAGATATACCAACAACAATTCTTGGCAATTCTTCAATCCGGGCGACACTTCAATGAATCGTGTCAGCTTCATCGAAACAATCAACTACCAGTTTGGCAAAAATGCGCCCCCTGATTCGTAATGTGTCACCTTATGACATGCCAGCAATCTTGGATTTGCTCCGGGAATATCGCTCCAATATGCCGTATGGGTTTTTACAAGATGCAGATGACGCAGAGCACGTGACTCAGATGTTGTCTGAACTGATGTCTGGCAAAGGTCTTGTGCTTGTGGCCGAGATCAATAGTCGCATCATTGGTTTGTTGGTTGCCGGTATCATGCCTAGCATTTGGTCGCCAAAACATTTCTTAATGACGGAATTTGCGTATTACATTCAACAGGAACACAGGGGCGGCACAGCCGGTTATCGTCTGTTGTCAAGGTATTTGGATGAGGCAATAAAGTTGAAAGAAGAAGGTCGAATCACGAACTTTTTTATCAGCAAAATGGTCAACAGCCCTGATCTAAATTATGGTCGGTATGGCTTTCAAAAACTTGAAGAATTTTGGGTGATGTAAATGCCTGGATCAGTAGTCGCATCATACATTTTTGGGGCCGCCGCCGCTGGCACTTTTGCCTATGCCGCAACAGCGTTTGCTGTGAACATTGTGGCATCAGCAATTATCAGCAAAGCGTTTGGCGCAAAACCCCCAAACGTAAATGACGAGACAGCTAACCCCGGCAACAACCAACAAATGCCGCCTGCTGGGGATAACAAAATTCCCGTAGTGTATGGAACTGCTTATGTTGGCGGGATTGTTACTGATCTCAGCATAACGAGTAACAATCAAAAAATATATTACGTTTTGTCGTTGTGTGAAGTTACTAACACGGAAAACGGCGGCACACCAGACAACATCACTTTTGGCGATGTGTATTGGGGCGGCAAAAAATGTATATTTGACGGCACGAATCAATACAAGGTAATTCAACTGGTTGACGAATCTACAGGGATTGTAGATACGACTGTCAATGGGAAGTTGAACATTTATTTGTATAAAAATGGTTCTTTGTCGCCGGCAAACTCAACTCAGTCAGCTATCAACATCATGCAATCTGCTGGGTTGGTATATACATGGGACGCGACAAAGTTGATGAGTAATTGCGCGTTTGCAATTATTGAAATTACTTACAGCCAATCTGCTAATTTGACCGGGATTCAACAAACCAGATTTCAAGTCATCAATAGCAGATACAAACCCGGCGACTGTTTTCTAGATTATTTGACTTCAACAAGATATGGTGCGGCCTTGAACGAGTCGCAAGTCAATGTTGCGTCTTTGGAAGCACTAAACACATATTCAAACGAAACGATTATCTACACAACTTATACAGGTGGCACGGCATCACAAACAAGGTTTAGGTTTGATGGGATGTTGGACACCAACGCTACCATCATGACCAACATGCAGACAATGGCTTCATGTTGTGATTGCCTAATCAAATTTAACGAAATAACGGGACAGTGGGGCACGATTGTTCAATCCCCGACATATACAGTCGCAATGAATATCAATGACTCCAACATGGTGTCTGCTATTCAAATCACCCCTATTGACCTTGCCAGTAGTTACAACATTGCTGAAGTCAAATTCCCGGACGGAACATCTAAAGACACTTTTAATTCGGCGACATTTGATCTTGCGGTAATCAATCCAACTTTGTTGTACCCCAATGAACCTGTCAACAAACAGACCATCAATTTGCCTTTGGTCAATAGCAGTGTTCGCGCTCAATATCTTGCCAATAGATATTTGGAAAGTGCGCGTGAAGATTTGCAGGTTAAAGTGGATGTAAATTTCAGCGGCATTCAGCTTGAAGCCGGTGACATTGTTACTGTCACCAACGCAAATTATGGTTGGGCGGCAAAACTGTTCAGAATCTCGCAAGTTGTTGAAACCTTTACGGACGATGGACAAGTAACTGCCGCATTGACATTGATGGAATTTAACCCGGCAGTTTTTGATGATGCCAACGTGACTCAATTCACGCCAGCCCCGAACACCGGAATTGGCTCGCCTTTGGGTTTTGGGACGTTGTATGCACCTACCATTGTCAATCAACAGCCGTATGCGCCTAATCCATCATTTGATGTGCAGGTGACTGCGGCATCCGCAGGTATCGTTCAATATGCTGAGGTTTACTATTCCGCATACTCAAATCCCACGGACGCACAACGTATTTTCGCCGGTACAACTGCGGTAAATCCCGGTGGTAATCCTTACACTCCCAGCGCAGTAATGGGTGTTGTGACCTTGACAGACATCCCTCAAGGCGATTGGTATTTTGCTGTTAAGTATGCAAACGCATTGGGGCAGAGTAATTTCAGCACTTCATCTGCTGTTTTGAAATGGCGTCCGCAAACATTCCAATTTTCGCAACGATGGTTGGCCGTGGCGTATGCCGACAATTCTACGGGTACGTCAGGATTCAGCTACAACCCGCGCAACAAAGCATATTATGGATTGTTCAACAATGACACGGCCAACGGCGGTACAAACCCTGCAATTTATACATGGTACGCTGTTCCGTCATCAACTGAAATCCCATACAGTTTTGGCACAACCGATTATTTGATTTACGCGAATCGATCTAACAGAAAATTCAGTTTCACTGTTGACAATGCTGGTTATGTGAATCTTGGTGGCGCGTTTGTACCTACCGAAACATCTGTGTACGATCCAACGCAATGGTCTGGTTTGGTTGACCCTACTGGAACCAATCAAAGTTTTATTGACCTTGATGCGCGTACTGGTCAATTAGTTCGTGCTGGCGCAACATCCAACAATTTCAACGATGGATTCTTGTCTGTTAGCAATAACACAGACGGGTCTATGGTGGTTAACCTACAAAGTTTTCTTAACTTTGGGGCTGGCGTTTATACGCGATCATTCAATGCCGCAACATTGACGATTGACGTATATGGGCGCGTTGTCGGGTTCACTGAGCAAGATGAGTTTTATTACACAGAAACAGTTTTTGACGCTACTGCGGGGCAAACCACTTTCAGCATCACACACACTGTTGGTTGGGTGCTAGTGTTTAGAAATGGTGTTTTGTTATCCAACACGGAATATACAGAGACAACATCGACTGTTGTGATGAACAATGCTTGTGCCGTCAACGAAAAAATCGTTGTGATTTATATGTACGGCAAGGCAATATCTCAATTCTATGAGCCGTTAAACATAACAGTTGCATCCAGCGGTTCAAACACTGTTACATATAGCAATGCGCCTTGGGACATTATCAATCCCGGAGATCAACTATGTTTCACCAATACTGGTACACCCACGTTGTACACAGTATCAACGATAAACGTAAACACGAAAGTCATCACATTCACCGGGACGATTGCTGGCGCGACTATTGGAAACACGATATATCGTAATCGTGCCGCAGGGTCGAATTACGCTCCATTTAGCAGATATGAACAAGATGTAACGTCAATTACGTCATTCACGCCCACTACCTATACGCTAAACAATGGATACGAATGTATTTATATCAACGGGTCACAGATTAATGAGGTTGATTATGATTTGACCGGGAACACCATCAATGGTTTCCCTGCGCCAGTTACGGGCAGATTGGTCATTATCATGTTCTCGCCAAATAACTTGTCAGTGCCAGCAAGCAATATCGCAAACACTGTTGCTTATTCGACATCAGGACAAACAACATACCCGTTTGTGAGCAATCCGTTGTCAATGGAAGTTTATGCGAATGGCGCATTACTGACCAAAGGCCCAACATACGATTACACTGCTGGGCCAAACAATTACATTCTCACTGCCGCATTCAATAACAACGTGACCTTATTGAACCAACAAACCTTTGGAAGAACTGGAGCCGCATAATGACGCAAGCCTATAACCTGTCACAACTGGCAAACAACCTTAACTCTACCGGCCAGCTTGATGCTACTGATGGATTGGTGAACGCTGTTCCCGTTGCCAACGGCGGCACTGGCGCGTCTGATACGTCATCGGCAAGGACAAATTTGGGCCTTGGTACGATGTCCACACAAGCCGCAAATAACGTATCAATCACTGGTGGAAGCATTACCGGGATTACCGATTTGACG